ACGCTACGATGAACACGATGGGTCTCGCTGGGTTGAAGGGTGTTGCACCACTGGCAAAAGGAGCGGGTAAACTCGCTTTGAAGGTTTACGATAAAGCCTCCCCCACAACCGGAGCACCGAAGGTAGACGTTCCGAGAAACGGTCTGCTTGAGCCGTTAAAGCAGGAGATTTACAACTCTAGAAACCCGAAGTATCTGGAGAATCTGTTTGATACCAACGCATCCAAGGTTGCCAAGCCGAGGGGTAAGGCTGTTGTTGATAAGGTTGAGCGAGCCAGAGACGCTGTAAAAGAGCGTACTGCCATTGACGAGATTGATCGACAGACAAAAGCCGGTGAGATTGGAGAGGTTGCAGCTGACGGCACGTTTGTACCTCACACTCTGGAGACCCTTGACGCGGGTGGTGTATCTGGTGGGTATCAGGCAGCAACACAAGCACTTAAAAACGTCTGGGATAAAGAGATCAACCCTGTACTTCAGGCCAACGTCAAAGCCGGTAAGAAAGCCTCTACGGCACAGGTCAGGTCTTATCTTGAGAGTGAAGCCGCTCGTTTGCAAGAGGCTGGAATTAAAGTTCCCGCCGAAATAATGGACGCTATTGAGTTCTACAAGCAGAATCCCGAACTCGACCTTAATTCACTCCAGACCCGTATTGCTGAGAAGTCCCACACCCTTGACTTTGACAAGATGACCACAGAGCAGAAGACGGCGGCTGTGCGCCAGTTGCAGGAGACCAAACAACTCAGAAAACTCCTTGACGATACCGTGGAGACAGGTCTTGAAGGTGTGGGTATGAGCGATCTTAAAGGTGTGTACGGAGCCTTGCGCCAACATGCCGATAGACTGGCTGAAGCGACTTTTAATCAACTTAAAAAAGAACACTCAAACACATGGGGTCGTCTGGACAACCTTGCGGGTATCGAAGCTGTTCATGGGCTGATGCTGGCTAACCCTGCTATGATAAAAGGCGCACTGTCGGTAGGTGCGTTGAAAGCCGCTATGAGTAGAATAAAGTCCCCCGATGTCGCCCTTCAACGGATGCGCCGTGCCAGACGGGCGTTAAATCAAGGTAAACCTGAAAGGGTTCCGGCACAGGCTCCTAATCTTGGCGAAGCACCACCCGCGCTGTTTAATCCTGAAGTCCCCGGCAACAGATTTAGCAGTGTCGGTGATACAATCGTTGGCGGTCGCGTTGGTCTGGGTCTGGAAGAAGGGGGGATACCACCCAGAGTCACCCCAGATGTTCCAACGGGATTCAACCCAGAGGTCGCTCCCGGCAGAGCATCGCAGATGCAGGAGGTTTTACAAGACCCTAGGCTGTACGATCAAGGTGGTCTGGAAGCAGGGGGGTGGAACGCAGCCCAGATTGGAGAACAGTTGTCTAGACCGCGAAGGATCGCTGGTGAATACCTTGAGCCAGAAGCCCCCTATCGCCCAGAGCAGATGCCAACGGTTATCGGTTCACGCCCCGCAGGGTTGGAGGAGGGCGGTCGTCGGTTTGAACACCCCGATGTTGTGCGGAGACCCCAGACAGTTGTTTCGGCGGAATCTTTACCGGGCAGGCAGTCATCTGCTGTAGACATGGTTGGCAATAGGATGCAGAACACCATTGGTCTTGAAGAAGGTGGGCATATCCCGCCGAGGATGGTGCAGTCCAGAGTGGCTAACCCAGAAGTTGTTCCCGGTCGTCAGTCATCTGCCGTGGATGTGGTTCGTCCTATGGGTGAAGTTGGTTTGGAGCAAGGCGCACAGCCCCCGTCGCATCTGAACCCTCGCCTTAAAGAAATGGGCTTGAGCGGGGAACAGGCGATGAACTTGACGACAGATGGGCTGAAAGCCGCAATCAAACAAGCCGGGGGCGGCAAAGCCGGTGTTGAGGCAACGGCGAAGACTCTCGGTGTAACCGGAGCGGTGTTGACTGCATACCTTCTCACGAAGGACGAAAAAATAAGGCGGGAACTGCTTATGCAATACCCGCAACTGAAAGGACTATAATATGCCACTCGTCAAGTCCGGTAGCAAGAAGGCCATCAGCAAGAACATAAAGACAGAGATTGCGGCGGGTAAACCGCAGAAACAGGCCGTTGCCATCGCTCTTAGCGTAGCGCGGAAGTCTAAGCCAAAGGCTTCGAAGTAAGATGCCATCCCCGACAGTGGGGGCATTTGTAAGCACGAATTGGTTTACCACTTTTTTTCTCACTGTAAGCGGCTTTTGCTATGGCCGCTTTTTTATGGTGCATGGGTTTCTGCACCGCTTGGCAGTACCCTCTAAGAGGTTTGTGCATTACCCCCTCCCCCTCTGCTCCATCACCTGCTTGAGGTACGCCATCGTGTTGAACATCACGGCGCAAAGAGCCTCTTCAATGTCTTCAGCCATCTCGGCGGTGTAGCCTCGGTGATACATCCACCAGTCCTCAAAATGCCGCCAACCGGAATCCATGAGGCTCTCCAACGGGATGGACCGTTGCCAATTATCGGCACTGCGCTCCGTGCCATCACTCTGAACCTGATGCTTCTTCATATACTCAGCGTATCTCTTCAGAACCAATGGGTTCAGATACCCCTCGTACTGCAACTTATCCCCTAATGGGGAGCGTGTCGCTCCAGTTGAAAAGACTCGGACTGTGCGGTCGTCAGCGTGGTTAGAACTAAAAAACTCAAGCCGTTCTTCATGGCTGACTTCGGATGGTTTTGGTTTCTTCATACAGCCTCCTTGAGGGCAGAGTCTACCACTGCCATGAGTTTATTACCCAATGCTGGGTTATTGAGGTCGAACTCCCACGATGTTTGATTGACGCTCTGATGCAACGTACCCCTGCCAAGGATGATCCTCGCTCCGGTGTTGAGAAGCCCACAACCTCTGAGTTCAGTAGCGAGTTTCCTGCTTGACAGGTGCAGCCGTGCAAGTTCCCGTTTGATGACATCGTAACTCAGCCAGAGGCGGTTCTTATCCAGTTCGATACGACCTACCAGAGACCCGCGAGGTTCACGATACCCCTGCTGTGAGAACTGATTGGACTTGCCGCCATCATAGGATGCCACCACGAGGAAGTTCTGATTGTACTTGTCCATGATACTGCCGAGGAAACTGACGGCATCGAACTGCTGCATGAGTTTGTATTTCCGCATACCCTTGATGGTGCTGTATATCCACGGCATGAGGGCGTTGATGTCGATGTGGCACAGGCCCAGATTCTTGGCTATCATCCCTCCGTACACGGCTGTCGCCGCTGTCATTACCCAGAACCTCTCCTCCGGCAGTGCGCCGGATTTCTTACTGATGAGTTCCGTCAGTTGATTGAGCGCGGTGAAGTGCTTGTCCTGATTCTCCACGAGGTATTTCGCGTACACCCTGCCGATGTGGCCGTAGTTGTGCAGGTAGGTCGTCCCGATGAGTTTCCCCTCTTCTGCCGTGACCCCACAATCTTCGGGAATCTCATACTCGAAAAGGCGGTTGAACTCACCAACAGCATGGCCCTTGAACGCGGCCAGTTTATCTATGAGGCTATGGTTTGATGATACGACCGACAGGAGGCTCCACGTGTTGTAATTCGACCGCTCTACGGCGTTGCGGTTCATACGGAGTTTATCACGGCCCTGTGTGAGTTTGAGGACGACCGAGGAGAGTTCTTCAGCGGATACGTTGCCTATCTCGTCGATGTAAGCTGGCAAGCTGTTCAGCACCCCAAGGCGACCGACAAGAGCGTTACGGGTGTCATCGGCGTTAAGCGTCAGCGTCTTCCAATCACCCCATGCCGACAGCCCCCAGTTACCCACCAGAGACTTCCCCTTGCCGGAGCCGCCCACCATCGCCACCATACAGCCGTCGTAGCCGGTGAACTTCACTAGCGCAGAGCCGAACGCGCCACAGAGGAACGCAAACGCCTGACCTTTCAACTCCTCACGGTTGAGGAGCCTCGTGTTCTCCACCCACTCCCATGTCTCCCCAGACGGCTCCAAGGCTCGAACGAAATCAGGGGCAGAGGCTGAGTACCCCACCCTGCGGGTCGTGCCGTCTGCGAGGTACATATCCGGCCCGTGAATAAATGCCAGCTTCCCGTGGTCGTCGTCAACCCACCCCATCTGGCCTGACAGTTTGGCAACTTTCTGGTCGTCACGAATCTTTCGGACGTAATGCTCAATGTAACTCATAAACAGTCCCTTGTTATCCTTCCCGATGATCTGTACATGGGCGTCAATCAGTGCTGAAAACAGCAGTTTTGGTTCGATCAGTTTATTCGCTGGCAGCGTTATCTCTCTCCACCCTACGTGAGGCATCTTGTGCCTGATAGTGACTGACTCCCCGAAATGGTCGGCGTTGACGGAAGAGACCCATAGTGGGTAGGGGTAGAAAGTGATGGGCGTACTGTCCTCGGCAGAGAACGACACCCCGCTTTTGCTTATGGTGAACCCGTAGGGCGGGTCTGGGTACTCGGAGTCCGGTGTTCTCTCCAGAGGGGCTGGAGCGGTGTACCCCAGCGTAATAGGTGACTTGGTTCGGGCGGCGTGGACACATCCTTGACACAGGTCGGGGTTGCAGTCGTGGAATCTCGCACAGGTCGTGGGGCCGACTCCGCTTCGCTCGTGCTGTCTAATTTTAGCGTCAGTTGCTCCTCGTGAATAGTCTGAATGTCCTGAACTCCACTCATGTATAACCCCCTCTCCCTCAGTTGTAAACCGCAGAAGTCCTATCATGGCGTACCAGTACGGCTCGGCAACGTCACCCTTCACGGCTTTGAGATGTGCGATCTGAGCGCACTTTGTGGCTATCTGCTCGGCAGACGACGGTCGCTGTTCATCCAGACCACTCAGGAACTCGGCGTTCTGCACTTTCGACATGGCCTTCGGTGCTGGCATCATCTCCGGCGCGGCGGCTTTCAGCTTGGCTACGAACCCGAACGTATTGACCGGCTCTTCTTCACGAACGATTCTGACGGTTTTGGGATTGTTAGGGTCTTTACGGTGGGTCGCCCCCACTGGTCGGAGAACCCTCGCACGGTCGGCGCAGAGACTGTCTGCATCAAGCCCCGGTTCAAACTTATTGACAACTGCCTTGAGAAGTAACGCCACAGACAGCCACAACCCCGCAGGGAGATCGGACTGAAGCATCCAGTGAGCGTAGAGGCCGTTGCCGGAGGATACAACTGTCGGAGCGGGGAGACTCGCCGCCTTGCAGAACCCGTACAGAGCCTTGAGGCCGTCAGCCTGAGTGGCATAGGGCTTACCCGCTCCGCAGTCGATGTCAAGGAAAAAGTTACGGAAGAATGCCGCGTTGTCTCCTCCACGGCTTGTCGGTGTGGTGAAACTCCCTTGGGCGACGAAGACTGTCTTGCCGTCCTTATCAAGGGCTGTGGCTTTATTCTGAGCCTCCTCCGGCGTGGAGACCCAGTGGTGCTTGAACTTCCCTGTTGGAAGTAACTCCCCGACGCACAGATAGCCGGAAGAGGGCAGCAATTTACTCATATAGGACATACGGGGAACCTCCAGAGTGATGGAGACAGGCGGGTAAACTACCTTACCCCATCGGCGTATTATATGTCAAGCAACTGATTTAAGGGCCGCGATAATCGCCTTGAATCTGGATTTACCCACTACGTCCTGTACCGGCAGATGCCCTGCCAGAGTGGCTTTTGCCACGAGTTCGAGAATCTTGTTCACCCTGTCGGCTACGGTCTTCTGCTTGGTCGTCTTCCCCTCGTACCACCTGTTCAACGTCGCTCTGGATACCTGAAGCAGTAACGCAGCCTCTGTCTGCCGGATACCGGCTTTACTCATAATATCTTTCATGTCAGTCTCCTGAAAAGGCGGGGGCCGTAGCCCCCGCCAAAATTTAACCCCTAAATTGTGACCCCTAATTCCGCAGCCAGTGCTGCCAGATCATCGTCCTCGACCGGAGCGACCTCTACCGGCTTCTCTTTCGGAGCGCGGATGGGCTTGACCTTGGTCGGCTCTGCAGGTGTGATGACTTGGGCAAACGGGTCGAGAGCGACCGGAGCGACAGGCGCAGCGGGTTTAGCGGCAACTGCCGGAGAGACAAGGGTCTGAGTCCCGCCACCGATGATGTCAGCGACTTCGGGGGAGCCTTTCATCTGCTGAATCATGTTGACCTGCTGCTCGGCCAAGAACCCACCGAAGTTGAACGTCAGTACAGGGAAGCTGAAGTTCGTGTCGAACCCGATGACGGTGATGGCGGTTGACAGGTCAACGCCCCTGCGGGATGTCTCCTTGACGTAGTGACCGAACGCCTTGAGCGATGCCGGTGGGACTTTGAAGCCGAAGACCTGACTGTTGAAGAAGACTGCCAGCATCTTGGTGTCAGCACAGGCTTTACCCTTGCCGGGGTTCCCCTGATTGTCCGTACCGGAGCCGAACTGATTCATCGGGCATCCTGCGCAGGAGTCGCACTGTTTGAGGGTTGCAGACGCATCCGGCTTGATGCCGTCCTTGCTGAAGCAGTCGGGACTTTTCGGCTCCGTTTGATTCGGGTCGAATTTGCTGGCGTAATACGTTTTGTCCAGATTCGGCTTGGCACTGATGAGAATGACGGGAATCTCAAGCGTCGGAACTGCCGTCTCTGCGCCGTCAGCCCTCATAACGAAGCGAGTGCCTTTGAGGCCGATCATCGGGAAGCCTCCACCCTGCGGAAGCCCTGCGAGGAAAGCGTCGTTGGTAGACGTACGATTCTGAAGATACGCGGGGACGGTGATGTTTTCGAACGGGATGATGTTTGCCATGATTAAATCTCCTTTTTAGTTAGCCCCTCTTGGGGCGGGTTTGTACCCTCATGGGGTATGTGTTTGCCAGTTTCGATATAGGTGGAGCCTTTGTGCTGATACACCGACATAACGGTTAACTTGTAACAATTCTCGCATATCATACTGATCTTGACTCCACCCCTGCGAGGCGATGGACAGCCGCTCATGCTCCACGGGGTGTTAACCTCCAACATTCCCCCATCCCTGAAGAGAACAAACGTACCTTCGGCAGCATCCTCCTTCCGGTCGAATATTCTGCATTCGTATTGGTGTAGAAACTCGGAGCCGCAGTGGAAACATTTTACTATTGTGTCGTTCATAGACTTCCTCCAGAAGCCGATTTTAATTTCAACAACTCTCGCCGCAGTTAGGGCAGACGTAAATTCTCAGCCTACGGTCAAACTTCAGTTCACAGCCACAGTTATCGCATTTCATGACTTCCTCACCCCCACTGCCCTTGTGGCAGAATAATTCACGCCGGGAGGAGGTGTCTCGCTCCGCTTCTCACCCATGAGTTCCAAGACGGCAGTCTTATTCGCGGCCTTATTCAGGAACTCGAACTTGTCGTTCTCTCTGACCCACTCGAAAAAGGCATCCGCGTCACCGACAGTCACCGACTCCTTGAGAGTCTTATACACCGTGCCGTGCTGCGTCTTGGCGTTCTGCAAGCCGTCCTTCTCAAGCTGACTCAACATCCACTCTTCCCGCTTAGCCTGAACTGCCTTGATCTCGGAGATTTTGTCCTCCAAGGCGCGGATGTCTTCCCGACTGTTTGTGTATGCTTCTACTACCCTGTCCAGCGTAATGGTCGCCATCCTCAGTACTCCTTTCTCCACATGGCATTCAGTGCCTCGTTAACCTGCGTTACATCGAACTGCCCACCCTCACCTGTCGCCCTGTTGTGAATCCAGACCTTACCATCTTTAGGGTGACTGATGATGTAGTCCCCAACTGCGATAGCCATTCTCCTCACCTCCTTTCTGTCTCACATAATACATTTATTTACGGGGAAGTCAACACTTATTTTTTAACGGCATCAAGGACTGCATCCTGAAACTTCCCTTTCTCTTTCAACACTTTATAGACTTTCTCCTCAACAGGGCTTGCAGAAATATGTATTATGTGAGTAACTTTTTTCTGTCCCGGTCGCACAGTTCGTGCGTTCGCCTGTTGATAAATCTCATTCGACGTCACTGGCGCATACCACACCGTCGTAGCAGCTCTCTTGTGCAGACTTAGGCCGTGCGCCATACATTGAGGATGGGCAAGGAGAATGTGCGGTTCAGGTTTATCATTGAAGTCTGAGAAGATTTGATTCCGTTTCCCCGCGCTTACACCACCGTCTACCACGGCTACCGACCAGTACCTCTTCAGCTTCTCGGCAAGTGCGTCAAGAACTCCGGTGAACGGTACGAAGACAATCACCTTACTATCAGCTTCTTCGATGATCTCTTTCAATACCTCCAGTCGGGGGCCGAAGTCTAACTCAACCTTATCCTCTCCACCGTAGACTACGCCACAGGCAACCTGTAATAGCTTCGTGAAAAGCACTGCTGCATTTACCGCAGTAACTTCCACACCCTGAATTTCAGCAAGACATTCCCGCTTCATTTTGAGGTAATTATGCTGCTGTTCCCGTGACATCTCTGCCGTCCTCTCACTGTAAATCGTCTCAGGCAGGTCGATGCAGTCCTCAAGGGCGTAACGTATGGATGGTTGCAGTACCTGATTCACTATCTTCTCAGCATTCGCTCTGGGTATCCATCGGAACGGGCCGCACTGGAGCATCGTGTCCATCTTGTATCTCGTGAAACTGCCGATGTATCTCTCAGGGGTGAGGAGTTTGCAAAGCGCATAGGCATCGGTCGGAGCGTTCGGAGTCGGTGAGCCGGTAAGGCCCCATACCCATCGTGCCGGTGTTACCAGCTTCTTACACTCTCCCCAGAGGGTTTTGGCTTTGTGGCTTCGGAACACGGCTAGTTCATCTATGACAAGAAGATCAACGTCAGGGGGCAGGTGTGGGCCGATTATCCCCAAGCCGTGATGGTTAACCACAGCGAAGTCCCAGTCTGTCTTCATGGCGTCAAGCCTCTGCTGCCGTGTACCGTGGAGAACTACGAACCGCCTATGGGGGAACATCTGATAAAGCGCATCGCCCCAGACTCTCTCAAGGCATGACAGTGGTGCGGAGATAAGGCATCTCCTGACGACACCCTTCTCCATAAGATAATCAGCGGCCCACGCCGTCGCAGCGGTCTTGCCTGAATTGTGAACCACTACCCCGTTTACTACAAAATTGTGGTGCGGAGCAGCCATTGAGAGGTCGTACACATCTACTTCACCCCCATCTTCAATGGACACAACCTCGCTATAGCGGGGCAAAACAATGACTGTTCCACCGTTAATCGTCCTACCACCATCCAATTTAAGATAGGGGTCATGCGTTTTATGGTGGTCGTGCACCGAGCATACCTCCAGATTTTCAGGCCGGTTGTCGTCTTTAACCCCATTTTTATGATGGACATGCTTTGATCTGTCGATGACTATGTTAAAGTGTTCTTCCGCTACCACGATGTGTTCATAGACTCGCCCGTGGTTATCGGCGCGATGGTGAGACGGTAAATAAAGGCGTACATACCCATCGCAGTCTATGAAAGGTTTGCCCCCCTTCCAACTAGGGTTATTGCATCCACGCATAGATTCCTGTTGGGCAACGGATTTACACTTCCGGCATATCTGCCCGGAGCGAGGGGGGCTTTTACGTTCTCTATATTCCCCACAGGAGGGGCATTTGTACAGTTTCTTACCATTTGTGACCAGTGTGTCTCCGACAAGTAATGCCCCAGCTTCTTTCCACCCTCCATCTTTTATCATAATGCGGTGGTCGGCGGTGGCCCTGAAAGATTTTCCATCGGCCAAAGTTATTCGGAGTGTGGGCTTCACCCCTTTGTAGATTACCTGTTTAATTTTATTAAGCCCGTACCTGTCGCCCTTTAGCGATCTACAAAACCACTCGTGAAAACCTTGCCCAGAATGATATTTTCGGTGCAAGTCCCGAAGACTTATTTTAAACGTCTTACCACCCCTATGCGCGGAGATAACAGCGTCCCCTTCAATGCACCCCATGCCATTCAACACATAAGCCCTCATGTTTTCAATCAAGAATCTCATCGTCTTTGTCTGATGCTCATACGGCCTAAACTTGCCGGGGAAGCTGTAGTCATCAATCGGAGCCGGTGCATCCAGCCCGAAACCCCGCATCATCTGCATGTGGTGGAACGTATGGGGGACACTGACAATCTCCTTGCCCTTGAACGTCACATGCTTGGCATCCGGCACTGCCATGAGTATCGGGTGCGGGTCATCCACTGCGAAGACGGCTTGAGAGCCGATGAGTTTCATTCCCCTATCTCCTGTGCCAGTCTGATCGCCTCGCTGACGACTTCCTTCTTATACTTCCTCGCCTGTGGCCCAGAGCCGTTGTAATGCCTGACGGCATCGTTGCCAAACTCACGCTCCAGAGCGTCCATCACGTAATCATATTTCTGCGTCTGCCCTTCTGCCGACTTCGGAACCTCCCCCCAGTGCCGGGGCTGAATCTGATAGCCGCCGAGAGAGGCTCCGTGGTCTCCTACAGCTTTGAAATTAGCCTGTGATTCCTTCTTCAGCGTCGCAGCGGCAAGGTGCTTTCTTTTGCTTTTACTTACGGCCTTGGCGGCAGTCACCGGAGTCGGAGAACCCATAGAGATGAAATAGTCTTTCAGCCTGACCTCTTGAGAGGTCAGAAGGGCCTCATACGTGATGCGATTTTGCCTGAGGTCATGCTCATAGCGGTCGATCTCCTTCTTGTGGTAAGTGTGTGCTGCGAGTATTATCGTCGCAGCGGCGATAAGCTTATATCCTGGTTTCATTTAAAGCCTCCTACAAACG